CTATTTACGGGCAGGTTTAAGAGATGAATTGCGGATCGCATCGTATGACCTTTCGCAGGTTAAGGCAACACGTCCGCGCCGGTCAGCCTCTGCCGCCAGCTCTCCCGCTGTTGAGTCAATTTCTCGGTACAACTGGGCGAGCAGATCGCCTGGGTTTCTCCCAGCCTTGCCGTTGCTGGTAGTTCCGGTATCGCTGCCACGTCGCTGCTGTAGTTGGGCGATGGCGTTCTGTATTCCTGACTGCAGCCGGTCAGCAGCACGCTCAGCAACAGCGCGCTGAGCATCAGCCTTACGATTCTCTTCATCTGCTTCTCTCTGAATATTGTTAATTTCCGCCTGTCGGCTTAGCTCAATACGGCGCTGCTCCTGGGTAAACTCCAGCTTCGCAACAGCATCAGCTTTATCTCGCAGATCCCACTTCTCCTGCCATGACCGATCCGCTATCCCGTAACCCACCCGCAGAAGCATCAGCGACCCAACGGCTACCAGCAGCAGCGCAACAAGCGGCCGCCAGTAAGCCTTCAGAAAAGCAGCAGCGCCTATCATGCTGCAGCCAGCCGGTCGTATGCTGCTGCCATTTTTACGTCGTATCGATTTGTGGCATAAGCCGGGCCATTGTAGCGCCTGGCGAATTTCGCCCAGTTCTTATCACGAAGCGCCGCTACCAGGACTTGATCTGCCATGATGAACCGAATAAACGCATCCAGTTGTGCAGACTCTCCCTTGTACATGGCATTCACGAAATCTTGCAGCGATGGATATCCCAGGGCTTTCCAGTGATAGCCCATGATCTGAAATGCTCCCCAGCTGCATGACTCCAGAGCACAGTTACGGTTTATCGCCACAGCAAGAGCAAGTCGATCATGCTCGCCTGGTCCTGTGCTATATCCACCGGGCTTCGAGTTGACTACACCCGGCCACTTCAGAACGGCAATATCTGCCTGCGCCTGACCGGCAGCAGCTTTATAACGCTGGTACATCACATGACGTTCAAAAAGAATCTTTGGCCGCCCATCAGGAAGCATGCCATCACCATTGCTTTCTACTGTCGCTACGGCCTGAACTGCATACACTGAACAACCAATGATATCGGCTGCGCGCTGATAATCAGCGACTGACACCTTTCCCATGTTTCCCCCGGTGAGCGATAGTGAAGAGTTGCATGACGTTGCCGCGCGTTTTCAGCACGGCACCACACAGCAGAATTTTGATGAGGAGATCGGCGTAGTCAGTGCTGACGTGATAGCCGTAGGCGATGCGGATAGGGACGGAAGCGCAGATTACGATAATGGCGTAAGCCAGCCAGCCCCCGGCGGGTTTGTGTGTTGCCGACTCGCGGCGGAACGTCACCAGCCGGACAACGATAATCCCGCATAGCAGAGCATTGAGCGCTTGAAGCAGGTCATAACTTGTCATCATCGGAGCCTCTCTTGAGAGCTGCCTGAGGATCACCCGATCGCTTATACAGACGCATCAAGAGCTTTACAGCCACAACCGACATAATCAGGGCCGAGGCAGCATAGGCAGACTGAACCTCTACTGAACCGGGCGCCACGTCTGCCCATTTCGAAATGATGGCAATAATCAAGGCCGCGGCAGGACGGGAAACAATCACTCCCGCAATAAAACTGATCAGAGCCAGTATGAGGCGCTTCTTGATCGGGTATTCCTGAGCAGCGGTTACGAAAATCACTGAACCCGAGAACGCGCCAAGCACCACTTCAGGCGGGACACCATAGAAAAAAGCCAACCAGGCCGACCCACTCAGGCCGCTGATAACAGCGGATGTTCCCGTTACGGATAGTGGATCAGTCATGGAAACCACCTGCATAGCGCATAGCACACCTCCATCGTAGTTAATGTCGGTACTATACACAAATATGCATATGCGGGTTATTGGTAATTTTCAGTGCAATCTTAGTTTTGTTACCTCATTGGTAAGTGGTAAGATTAGTTAATCTTCAATCAATATTGTCCTACCCTGTCCCATATCATCGTCAGATCTGCGGACACCGACATGCGATTAAAAATCACAAGGAAATGAACATGAGCATAACTGTTAGCAACAAAAAAATTGGCATCTTTTTTTTGAAGGTGATGGGTCTTTTGTTAGGCACTGCCTGTTACTTTTCGTTTGCACTCTACATGTGCGTGAAATTCCCAACCATGTAATAGGTCTTTATGATCGCTCTGATTCTGCATTATGGAGGTTCCTATTAAAGCTCTAAGTCACTCGAAAGTAATGATGATTACTTTCGTTGTTGCTTTCCTGGTTTTTTTCGCCAGATTCCCGCAACCTATTATCACACCAACTATCTATGCTGAAGATGGCGTTTGGATTGGTTCAGCATTAACAAATGGATGGGTGCACACCTTCCTTCACGCACGCCCTGACTATTTTGTTTTCTTCAATATATTCTCTCTTTTTGTTTCAGCAAGTTTGAGCAAGATTTTCAGTGGTAGTGTGCTAATGCTATTACCTCTATTTATAGCCATTGTGTCTTACTCGTTTTATGCCATAACTTCCGTAGTCATATTCTTTACCGTGCGCAGATATGCCGGAAGAATGCCAGCAACGCTTGCTTTCATTATGTCTGTTTTATTGCCTCTAGGGGTTTCACAGGCAGAATCGATAGGGACGCTTGTTCAAATTGGTTTTTATATGCCAATACTGTCAATATGCGCCCATCTTTATCGTGATAATTTAATTAACAGAACGCGAGTGGTTGCATGTGACACTGTTATTTTTCTGATGGCGGCAACTAACCCTGTTAATTTTGCTGTAACAGGCTCATACGTCATCATTAAATTTTTCAGCACGAAAGATAAAATAAAACTGGTTCGTGGTTTAGCCCCGCTACTGACTGCAATGTTGATTCTTTTTGTCATTATTGCCCCTAGAATGAATGGCAGTGGAGGGATTTTAGGGGCTTACAATGCCAGCAATCTAGTTGAAATGATTACCGCCAGGTCAATCATTTTCCCATTTGTATTTAGTTTCTATGACAGGTTGAGTAATCTATCAGCATCTTTGCTTACCTTATTATTTTTCGTCCTTGTAATTTTTGCTTATATCAGAGCAAGCAATCAAGCTCGCGTCTCAATATTGCTCCTGCTTGCTATGTTACTTATCTATGACGCAGCTACTGCGGCAGGCAGATCGGGCATAACAGGACTGTTGAACGGGTACACCTCGACGTATCCCGATCGATATTTCATGGGTATAAACATCATTGCTACAGTGCTTATGACCGTCTGCATAGGTCAGTTTAAATCTAACCCATTAAAAAACATCGTCTTTCTTGCTTTACTGCTTGTTTATGCTGGTGGTCTGAAAACCATGTTTGAAAGCGATCAGGATAAGCGTCGAATCCCACTGGATTACATTTTTACAAATGCGCTTTGTGAAGCAAAAGACGAAGGGAATGGATTTAGCAGAGTGCAGATCCTACCAACTCCAGACTGGTATATAAGACTGCCGTCAGGATATGTTCAAAGTGTAGGATGTGTAAGATAAAATAAAGCCCCGGCAGGGGCTTTATAGCTATTGGAAAAACGGAGAATGAAGCGAAAGAGAAAATCCATACGTAGCTACAGGAATGCTAGCGCCTGAAGGAAGAGTAATTACAAATACTGCCGCTGTATTAGAACTGGCAGCATAGTTATAACGGATAGTCATGCCATCTGCGGTAGTCGGAATAAGACTAGCAAAGACTGGCGTTCTCGTTAACTTCTTATCGCCGATGTCAACCGACAACGTCCACGATGCTGTTGGTGCACCAGGATTAGCCGTTAAGGTTTTTGAATATGAATAACCAACTTCCTGAATATTCACATTGGTGCCGGTCATCAGGGTATCGGTATTGCAGTTCCACCAGCCAAAATCTCCGAAACTGATGTTATTACAGTTGAAAATCTGCATGCCAATGTTGTAATTGCTAATCGCGTTCTGACCGATATATCCAGTGCGACCAAGAGAACCATTAGTTCCCTGGAGATAAATTCCTATTCCGTCATCTTTGTTATCGCCAACGATTTTATTACCACTGATGTTAAATCCGTTCCCACCGATCACAGCAATTGCTTTAGTATTTGGCCCCATCGCAAGAAATCCGCAACCGTTGATGACAAAATCGTACATTCCTTCAAAATGCACGCCTTCTACATAGCAATCAAACTCACAATTTGTCAGCAGAGAGCCAGATTCTGCTTCACAGATGCTCACGATGCCGTAGTCACAGTTGATAAATGAGCAGTTCGCGCCAACAATTCCTTCAAAGTGGTCACCGTGATATATGCCATATTTGAAGAAAAAGAACTCACACTGAGTCAGTGTAAGATTGGTTCCATCACTGCCCGCCGCACATCTAACATTTATCCCTATGCCACTACGAGAGTTGTTACCTGAATAGAGTTTACAGTTTGTGATGCTAATCTGAGCGCTGTTGTAAAGGTTAATGTTCGTTGCCCATGAACCTACCTCAGCGCGGAAGTTAACGTTTTCAATGTTGATGGTTTTCGTTGGTCCGCCAACCACTGAACCTAACTGAATATCCAGGCAGGCGCCTGTCAGCGTAGCATTTCCATAGCACCCGAACGTCAGATCTCGAAAGTCGATACTCCCGTTAGGCAGTACGCTATTGAGCCAGATGTTTTTGGTGGGTCCGGTCACGCGGAATACAGATTGCGTGCTGCCAGTAGCCAGGATCTCAGTTTGGTTAATGCCATCACCCTCGATTTTTAGGTGGGATTTTTGCCCCAAATCGAATGAGATCAGGCTTGAAATGATATACCTGCCTGCCGGAAAGAACAGCGTAGCATCAGTGCCCAATAGATCATTGATAGCATTCCGAATAGCCTGGGTGTCATCAGCTTCAGCATCACCTTTAGCACGCCATCCTTTGACGCTGTACCGGCCGCTGTATAGCGAAGACTGTTCAATTTCAACCGCATTAGCAAACGGATATTTGATTATTCTCGAAGCAATATCCGGGAGATTGATTCGAAACGAATCATCGGTGGTTGACAGCGTGTTAACTCTTAATTCACCCATTGCATTCTCCAGATTAACGTGCGCGTCGCGCTTCGATGAATCCGCGTCCGGTAACTGTTCCTGTTGAAAAAGTACAAATGCCAACGAGGTAAACAGTAGTGTTTGTGCTTATGCTGTATCTTTTGGTGGGTGCTGAAAATTGCTGATTACCACCAGCGGATATCCCATTTATTTGGGTCGTATCAGGGAATGGTGCCAGCGTGGCAGAGGACGTATTCAGGCAGGCCACAATTGCTGTCGTTCCATTAGCGGTCTGATCGAATCTCACAACCCCCTTTACATCCCAGTCACCAGGTGTAAGTGTCAAGGATGTAAGATTTACGGCTGCTGCAGAGCTGACAGCAACGTTACTGGTCGTGCTGGTTAGCACCTCTCCAATCTCACCAGCAGGAGCATTGCTGCCGTCTGCTACCCCTTTCCGGCTTCCAACCACAGGATTACCACCAGGAGTAGTTCCATCACCGGCAAAGAGTTTTTTGGTTGTGAGGTCCAGCACCAGCTCGCCCTCTAGTGGCACATATGCTGAAACCTTCGCGGTGACGCCACGCTTAATTTGTATTGATGTCGCCATGATTTACCCTTACGCCAGCGTACCGAGATCAACTGCACCCAGAGCCAGTGCAATTGACACATCTGCCGATCCATCCACGCCCGTTTTTGATCCAGTGACATCACCGGTAAAGGTGAATTTACGCCCGGTTGTCCAAGTTGCAGCTGATGCAACCGTCAGCGCTTTGCCACCGGCCGTGGTGCCATCCCCGATAAAAATCCGGGTATTGTCGGTGTCGATTACGACCTCACGCGCCAGCGGTATGTACGCTGCAACTTTTGCGGCGGTGCCGCCTTTAAGCTGTAATGATGCTGCCATTTGAAATCCTCATAGTTCGCCGTAATCGACGCTCGAGCCGGAGTTATCGACCTGCTGACCGTCAGCAATCGTCCAGTAACTGGTTTCGGGAATAGTGATTTGCTGGCCGGGCTGCACGGTGATGACCGGACCGAACGACCACGCATTCATGCCTGGAGGGATGGTGATGCTGTTATCCACTGACTGCTTATGCCAGGAGATAACTGAGAAAGCACTTGCCTCGAGCGGTACCTTTCCTGTCAGTTGATTCTGCAGGTTTGCATCCCCCGCCGCCCTGGCCAGACTTTCCTGCAAGTCACCTTCTATACGCTGCTGAGCTTCCAAACGAATAAGCGCGTCAGCATGTGAGTTTGAAGCCGCCTGACTGGCATCGGAATAAGCTTTGTTGACCGCATCACTGTCCAGAACAGGCGCTGATAACCGCGAGATTCGCTGCCCCAGCGCGTCATAGAAGTCTGCCAGTGCGTTTGGTTTCGAAAGGGCGAGATAATTGAAGGCGTGATCTAACTGCTGCAGTAGCATCGTCAGATAGTCAAAAGCATCCTCATGCGTTTCTGCAAAGAAGCGCCCCTGATTACGAAAATCTGTTTCCTGAACCGCCGGGAGTACGCGATCCAGTGCAATCTCATAGCCTACTGCGAGCGGCTTCGACAGCTCAACATTTCCGCCGTTTACCAGCCCTACCCCGGTGATACTGTAATCAGTGCCAGCAACCAGGGTCTTAATCGCCCCGGTTGCATCTGACACGGTTACAGCCATATGGCTGCTTTTCAGAATGCGAAATCGGTAGGGGAACACGGTTGTAACGCCGTTCCCCGAATACTGCTCATGGTTTACTACTGTAGAAACCGTCATAACCGATGCCTCTTGACTCAATACCTGATAAGTCTACAGCATCAATGCATATGTGAATATATGGTAACAGTGCAAAAATGCTTCTATCTTAGATTTTATATGGTTCTGGACCGGCAAAAACTTGCGGAATCTACTGGATATATATACAGTTTAATCAGGAGGGCGGACGCTATGAAAAATGGCAGTGAATATCATTATCCCAGCAGCGATGTTTATACGAAAAAATTGTACAGCGATGAAGGCATTACGGGCCTTTCACAGGACTCTAAAATCATTCGCTTACTTGAGGAACTTGAGAAGAAAGGAAACAGCGTGGGCGGTGCCAGAGACGAGGTTAATGCCTTGTTTAACTATGTTACGGCTACGAAAAAAGTTAAGGCTGACATGATTACACATCTCGAGTACATGAAATCCTGCATCGATAAAACGTGATATGTTCCTATTCACTGTCTGCGCTAGCATTATTGTTACCAATATGGTAACTTTACTTTTCGTGCGCGTAGGGTCATAGTATCAATGCACCAGCAAAATCTGGTGTCGGGATTGGAACCCCGAAACTATAAAGGCGCACGACACGCGCTAAGCGTGTTTTTTTATGCGTGTGACACAGCTCTATCTCAATGGTGGGCTGGGTGGGGCAACCTTCGGGTTGGCCGGGTCCTTTGTAGCCGGTAGTTCCAACCCCATTCAGTTCACCACCAGCCAGATTGGAACCTGCGGTGGTGATTATCCTGACTACAAAGGAAATCACATATGAAAACCGAACCAACCATTTTCAGCTTCGAATCCAGCAGCCACATCCGAATGCTCATCATTGATGAGCGCCCTTATTTCGTTGCTCAAGATGTATGTAAAGCGCTGGCAATCCAAGCTGTAGATGTTGCTCTCCGAAAACTTGACGCAGATGAAAAGGGTACGTATTCAGTACGGACCCATGGCGGATATCAGTCTCAAAGCGTCATAAGCGAGTCTGGCCTCTATACCCTTATACTGCGTTGCCGCGACGCAGTTACTCCAGGCACGATCCCTTACCGCTTCCGCAAATGGGTTACAAGCGAAGTGCTGCCATCTATCCGCCAGACCGGATCTTACGCACACCGCCAACAGGAGCTGCTTCCGGCTGAACCAGCTACAACCATGAATGTGCGCGATGCACGTCGCGGTAAAAAGGAAACAGACCTTAAGGCCGCCGCCCGCATTGCTGAGAAGTGCGTTCCCGTCATCATGAAGGAGATGCGCGATCACCAGTATCACTATTCAAACTGTGAAGTTGGTCCGCAGGAAGTGATCCCTGCCCTGCTTTCTGATGCCCGGAAGGGTTTGCAGCTGCGCGCACTACTGAGTGAACTGGCTGACAACAACCACGATGTGAGCGGGGCGTGGCGGGAGCTGGAAGCGATTCGCCACCACCTGCTGGAGCAGCGGAAGCTATTGAATGATATCGCCACTCATGGGCAGTACATCGCTAAACTGGCAGGTAAGTAAAGACAAGCCCGCGAAAGCGGGCTTATTTCATTGGGATTTAAACGCTCTGAATTTTTTTGAAAATAAACAGTAGGCGATAGTTATCAAGTATGTAATTTCGGCCCCAATCAACTGAGCATACAGGTTTGATGGCAAGCCAAAGCCATTGAATGTAAAAAATATTATTGATAAATCCATAAGAATTATCAAAGAGATCACAGTGGCAATAGCCTTGACATTTCTAGGTGCAAATACTCTGACGACTAATGCCAAAGCAACCCACCCCATTAGAATGATTTCTATCCATAAAGCAACGGATAAAAATCCACTAGCTTGTATTGTGTAACTAAGCCCTGAAAATATCTTAAGGCAAATAAGTGCGCAAAAAAGAATAGATAGCCAGGGTAATTTAGGCCTTACAGTTTCCATGAAATTATTTTCCTATCGCCTTATCCAAGTCCGGCCCGCGCCGCGGCTCAGTATCGCCAGGGTTCCACCAGCTGCTTACATCAAACTGATTTTGCGCCCTATCCCGTACCCGGTCGTTATAGCCGGGATTCGCCATTTCCTGCAACTGCTGCAGGATGAGATGGTTTGTTACGGCCTTTGTATACCACAGGTTAGCGAACGGAGTAATCATCCTGGCGGTTTGAATAGCGTCAGCACCGAATGATGTCTCCTCGCCCTGAAGGGCTTTTTGCGGGTTGGTGATCAGCAGTTTCATCAGTGATTCAGCCAGACCTAAACTCGGCCCTCCCAGCGTAGCTGCAATACTGGAACCGTATTGGGTATGATCCTGAAACAGGAAATCACCATAGATGCCGAACCCGCCGCCTTTCAACATGCCCGCAACCCAGGTGCTGGTCTTGGTCATGTCATTTGGGTCATTACCAGAAAGCAAGGCGTTCATCTGATTCGCAAAGATCCCGGTAAGTGTGGTTCCGCCAATATATGCAGCGAAGAACTTGAGCGCCGGAACGCGGTCAAGGTTCTGCATTCGGGTCACCATCTGCCGGAAGCCAGCAAAAGGCGTGGTTTTGAAAAGCATGAAGCTCTTATAGAGTTCGCCACCCTGATCCCTGGCATAGGTATCGATGCCGGTGGCGGTGGTGATCGCCTGGGTCATTTCCCCATGGGTGATACCCAGCAATTTCTGTGCTGCCTCGGCGCGCGCATTGCGCACCATGCGGCTCACTGTCTGCTCAACCTCGGCATCATAGGCCTGGCGGAGATTGGTGGCGCGGCTGTCAGTCATTGCACCCAGATTAGCCAGCGCCTCATCAGCGCCAGCACGCACACGCTCAATCTGCACCGCCAGTATCTCCCTGACTTTCTCATCGGGTACCGCGTAGATAGCGTCCGGCGTCATCCCCATGTGGCCGCTGGCGGTGAGCGGCTTCAGTTCGGCGGCGTTCATGATAGCCCAGTCTTCACCACTCCATCCTTTAGAGGACAGCAGCGCTTTATCAGACCCTTTCAGCGCGTCCAGGGTGGTATAACGCCGGGTCAGCTCACCGATGTTTTTATACATCAGCAGGCCGAACGCCGCTTTATTCGCCCTGTCCATCGCAATCAGCCCGGACCACTTCAGCGTTTTCTCAGCAAACCACCCGGTGACGCCGCGGGTAAGATCAAAGCCGCCCATTTTGGCGATTACTGCTGAGTGAGCATCCACCAGCAACCCCAGCTCGGCATTAGCACGTCTGGCATCGCCGCTGAACAGGTTGCGTATTGTGGTGGCAGAGAGTCGCATACCGTTACGGTCAAAGCCCAGTGCCTGCGCGGCGGCCCGCATCACTGCCTGGTCAGACGTCGCTGTGATGACGCTGGAACCAAGCATTGCCGATGTCATCAGGTTACGCAGTCCACCCACTGCCGATGAGAATACGCTGGTACTGTTAACACCGTTCAGCCCAGCCATAGAATCAAACATGCGCTGCACCAGCTCACGCTCTTTATTCATCTCCGCAATCGGATGACCAGCACCATCAACTTTCACCGCGTTCTGGTAGATGCGATCGGCAATGAGCCTAAAGTTAGTGGCTGCGTCAGGTCCGAATGCTTTGGCAACGCCCAGGTCTCGCGATGCGGACTGCAGGTGACCCATCATCACACCAACTACCGGCTGCTGCGTGTATTTCTCCATGTATCCGAAGTGGCTTTCTGCATCCTTAAACGCCAGCACCCTGCTCTGCGAGCCACGGTTTTTCAGGCCACCACTACCAGCGAAAGCGCCGGGATCGAGTTTCTGAGCGCCGTCAGTCGCCTTGGTTTCAAAAATGTACTCAAGCGTCTCCCGATACTGCACATCATTCATTGGCGTGCCGTCCGGATTAACGAACTGCGACCGATCCTGTGTATTGTAGATGTCATCCACCCAGGTGCGCCGCGCCCAGTCGCCCGGCGGCATGCGTCCCGCCAGTCTTGCCTGTGTGCGTTCTGCCAGCGGCAGTGTGGCCAGCCACTCTTCACGACCGGCGGCACGTACCAGATCAGCGTCATCAACATAGGGAAGATGCCAGTCATCGCGCAGACCAATATCAAAGCCGCTGTCGTTCATCTCCTGGCGGGCGCGCGAGGTTACGTCTGACCAGATACTGGCGATCTTCTTCGCTGCCGGGTTGCCGGTATCTTCACCGTAAATTTCCTTCAGCAGCTGTAACTGGGATGATTTACCCACCCGCTGATCAAACATATTCCGAAACCGCTGTTCACCCAGCGCCTGAGCCTGCTCGAAAAACTTCTGCACATCGCCACCCGCCGCCGTCATTTCGGCACTGAGCTGGCGTGACCAGTCCTGAAAAGCCCCTGTCGCCAGCTCCTCCGCTGAGACCACGTCAATTTCTTTTCCATCGGCAACGCGCCGGCCAGAGAAAATGAACTGAGAAAGATTCTTTGGCGTCTGTTCTGATGCCGGTACGTTTCGATTAAGCGTCTCTGTGACGTTATTAATGGCGATCGCATTCTGGGCCAACCGCTGGCGCTTCTTAAACACGTCATGCACAACCCGGCGCGCAGCCAGGTCAGCGGCCTGCTTATAGGTATCTGCATCAGGGAATCCGCTTTTACCGTCTCTGGCATTCATGCGCGACACCTGCCGCACAGAGTCGCGGATCAGGTCTTCAATATTTTTCAGTTCGGACGCCAGCGGCTGGCGGCCCAGCGTCTGGGTGATGGCATCAACACAGGCTTGTTTCATTATGGATTCCTCAGAAAGCAGGTTGCGGCCACGTTATAAACTTTCGATTCTTTCTGCACGGTGGCAATTTGATTATCAAGATCCGCCAACGCCTGCGCCAGGCTTACAGGCTCTCCTGTATCAGGGTGCGCAATCATGATGTCTGGATTAGCCTGTGACATGTCACGCGCTGCCATCAGGTCATAGCTGTTTGAGGATATCGACTCGCCAGAAACTGGGTCGGTGCTGATTTGTTCCGGCGCGGACGTTTCCGCTGATCGGCCGCCAGCAAAAGCACTGCCCTCCCGGACCGGAGGAATAGACGGTTCAGCGGGCTGTCGAACGGTTTCGGCTATGCCGTTTTCCCGGTACGCCTCACTGATGGTCGCACGCTGAGCCTCACCGGTAGCAATGGCATCAGGCCGAGCAATCCCATCAAGGCCCCGGATCTGCGCCGACACATTCACCGGCTCACCTGACATCAGCTGCAGCGCTGCCTGGTCCATCGCGGCAACATGGCTGTTGAGGCTTTCATTACCTGAATGAACGACAGGCGACGACTCCAGATCGTAATAAAGCCCCTCGTTCATGACGTGCGCTGCATCCACATCACTCGGCTTAACCTGTGTTTCTGGCACCAGGCCGCGCATGCTCTCGGGGATCAAACCCTGCTCAATGCGTGAAAGGTCCGACCGTGCCTCATAGAACCGGCCACCGGGGCTGTTGTCTGCCAGCGTGGCGCCGCGCTGGTCTATCTGCTCTTTCAGTAAGCCCAGTTGCATATCGAGCTCATTCACCTGGGCGGTGCGTTGCGCCCGCGCCTGTGACAGCGCTTTACCGCTGCCGCTTAATGGTGTGTTCTTTAATTCCTGCAGCTGCGTAGTGGCCTGGTCGTATTTGAATTGCAGGTCATGCACCTCCTGAGCGATCGCCTTTCGGTCACCACGGCTGACAACCTGACCGGCCAGGCCCTGCAGTTCCGCGACGCGGGATTCATAGGTGGCCGCCGCCGGTTCACCCTGTGCCAGCACATCACCCTGAACAGGCGAATCTGCGGTTACGTCTGGTTCCGCGTTAACAGGGACATCAGCTTCTGCTGTCGGACCTGCAGCCGGTTCGGCCGCAACGGGTGCCGGGTCAGCCAGTGGAGTATCTGCGCGCTGCGCCGTCAGATGATGCACGCCGCCGAATGCAGCTCCGAGTACCCCATCCACCAGCAGCGCCTGCTTATCCCATACCCGATACTGCTTCGCCAGGTCGTCATAGCCGTTTTCTTCCAGCGTTTCACCCAGCGCAAAACGGTTAGCCGCGCCAAATCCGGTGTTGATCCCTACCCCGGACAGCAGCCTTGTCGCCAGCCTGCCGCCCACGCCAGCGGGCAAAGCCATGCCCAGCGCATTCGCGCCAGCCTGCTCCAGCGCCAGGGTGCCGGCTGTATCTTCGTTAACGCCTTTTGTCAGAAAGTCCTGGCGGGTTGACTCGTAACTGCTGCCGAACGCCACGGCACCACCAGCAACCGGGCCAGCAACTGCTGTAGCGGCGATAGCCGGGGCGAACGTTCCGAGGCCTTCCAGAATATCAGCCGCCATACCCTGGCTGTTTGGGGCAGGCTTAACGGCGTTGCGCGCGTCGTTCAGTGATTTTTGTAATGCGTTAAAATTCTGGTCAACCACCTCATCCAGCTCAGGCAGATCACCACGCAATGCGCTGTATGTCGGCGACAGCTTTGCTGTCTCTACCAAAGTCTGACCCAGACCGATACTACCTTCAGCAGCACCACGAAACAGTGCCGACCCGCTGCCAGCGTACCAGCGCGGATCATAATCATCAGGCTGTGCCTGCTTGTTTGCAGCCTGATCATCAGCCCATACCTGACCTTCAGGGGCCAGTGAAAATAAATCAGACATTACTGAACCCTCACTGTAATTGGCGCGCCTGTTTTAGGATCGGTCGCCCAACGTCCGCTGCCGGTCACCAGCCGATACTGGCTGTCTCCCACATTGACTGGCACAAAATTAGACTGGCTGGCCGGATTAAGACCGGCGGCTTTAAGCGCATCACCGGCGGCGGCGGTGTACCGGTCCTTAAAGGTGGATTTATCCATGCCGAAAGGCATTACAACGTCACCGCCGTTGAACCCTTTAACGACACCGCCTGTTGCCATCCGGATTGCCTTATCTGCAATATCGCTGTCTACGGCTTTGGTGTTGACGCCATCTCCATCGCCGCTGGTGTACGCCAAACCGGCATAGGCAGACTTATAGATTGACCAGGCCATCTGCCGCGCCTGAGGGTTATGAGAAAAAGCGCTACCGACTTCATCATCAAAGGTCTGTTTCAGCTTCTCATCTGCAGGGAGTTTGACCGCGCTGATCCCTGCATCCTTCTGCGCCTTAGTCGGATTTATAAGCTGATCACCCTGCAGGATGGTTTTGGCGACTTCATATTTATTCATCGTCGGCTTATAGGCCACGAACTGGCTGTACGGAATCGACGATGAGCGGTTGTCATACTGATTGTCGGCAGATCCAAGGATCAGTGCTGAATAGGCCGTAGCGGCGCTGTCTGGTGCAATGGAAGCCGCTACGCTGCGCAATGCCTGAGGTTGCAAGCCACGGCCAAAAGACTGCAGCAGGCTGATTGACTGGTTGACATCCGTGGTGCCGCGCACGCGCTCGCTGATTGAGGCCGCTTCCTCCTTCGACAGAATAGGTGCGTTGATGCCGAGCGTTTTAAGCTGATCAGTCGCCGCGGTGCGGTTCTTTATCTCTGCGGTAATGTCGGCTGGATTGTTGCTGGCGATCGGCTTGTAAACGCCCATATCCAGAGCTGCCTGGTAGGGGTTTGACTCCCTGAGGCTGATCACCTGTTTCGCTGCTGCTTCAACATGATCAAAGGCATCTGCCCGGCCAGCGAACCCTTCACCGGTCCCAAGTTGCGTTTTTAGGTCTGCAACATAGCTGGTGATGCTGCTGCTCGGCATGTTACGGAATGACCCGATGTACTGACCAGCAACGCGCTGATTTTCCAGATCGGCAAAGCGCTGATTCCCTTCACGGTAACCGTAGGCTGAAATAAGTTGCGCCTGGCTTGGCGGATTGGGGTACTCAACGCCCTTCAGGTATGACGCTTTGGCATCACTTATGACATCGGTGAGCTGCGACTTTAGCTGCGTGCGCGCCTCATTCTGCAGTGATTTAGCCTGTCGCAGATATGACGCCTGCGCCTGCGTGCTGGCCGCATCGAAAGCCACATTACCGGTATAGCGCTTCGGGCTTTCCAGTGACGTCAGTCCCAGCGCCGCGCGTAGCCCGGTATCGAGCTGACCATCGCTATACGGAATGCTACCATTCTCATGCTTCACAATCCCGGCACTGAGCTTTTTCAGCACGTTCAGGTCACTGAGGTTCAACTGATCATCTGGTTTGACACCGAGCTGCTCGCAGAGCGCCTTGATGTAAGGTTCTGTCTTATTGCCGTCAGATGCTGGCGCCCAGCGGTTGACGATCTCATTGACCGTATCGAAGCCCTTATCACCATATGCCAGCAGGTTTTTACCCAGCGCGCGGAGGCCGTGTTCCGGCGTGACGAATTTAGCAAACCGGCCATCACTACCCGTCTGCCCTTCCCAGTTGTTCTGGCCCGCTTCAATGTTTCCAGGGTTGTTGTTGCGCAGCCCGCGCGCGTCCCCGGTGCTGCCGCTTACCCGCACGGCACCGTCATAGTCGCCCGGCTCCCCATTCGCGGCGATGAAGTCCATATAGTTCTGGTTGGCCGCCGCCGACAGAGCACCATCAGCAGATCGCTCTTTCAGCTGATTTTTGGCGTTCGCGCGCTCTTCATCGCTCCAGCCATGCGCATCTGCATACTGATCTATGGCGGTGAAACCCTGCTTAACGGTGGATGTAAACGCCTGCGGGTCGTTGTACTGCCCCTGAGCGGCGGTGACCGTTGATTCCTGAAGGGCTTTAAACTGCCCTTCCTCATACTGGCGGACCTGCCCGATCTCGTAGGTATTAGCCTGCCGCTTATACTGCATGCCCGCCTGGTTAACCTGCTGCATAAACTCGCGCCGCATGCTTTCCGGCACCTGCTGTGCAAGCTCATCCGCTTTACCGCGCAGGCTGCTCAGCACGGCCTCGGACTGGCCGACAGCATTTTTACCCTGTTTCGTATAAAGTCCGGTGTCTGTATTGTTGAACTGATCATCGGCAAAGGACTGGAACTGAAGCACCGCATCCTGCGTCTGTGCAACGTTGGCTTTCTGCTGCTCCTGAGCGAAGATGCCAGCAATACGCGAGCCTACCTCACCCAGCCCGGCACCGAAAGTATCGGGATTGGTCTGAACGCTGACCTGTGGCGCTGGCAGTCCCTGGTCAACTGTCTGGCGGGAATTGTACGTTGGTACCGTTGGCATGGTGATCAGTCCTTAAAATGTGAAGCTGTTGCTGCCATATGACGAGTTTTTCAGGGAGCCAAACATATTGCCCGAGTTGCCGGCACCGCCTGCACCGCTGGCACCTGAAGCGGCAAGAGATGATCCAGACAGAGAGCTGTAAGCGCCGTAAGCACCCAGCGCGCCATTAAGCAGAGTCAGGCCAGCCTGTTGATTACCGAATGCGGTAGTGGCCTGAGCCTGAGACCGGTTCCCCGCCGCCTGAGCCTGAAGCCCGTAAGCCTGACGCTGTGCATTGTTCACTGTAGTCAGCGCGTCCAGTTCGCCCATTTGCGCCGTATCACCGAAAATATCAACCGCAGTGCCGCCGCCGAGATCAACGCCGCTGGCCGCCAGGGTTGCCGCCTGCGTTCCGGCCAGTTGTTTGGCACGCTGCCGCGCCTGAGCTGCCTGTTCATTACCAGCATTAATTGCAGCGTCAGCTGATTTTTCCTGAACATCGGCATTGTAGTTGGCTAATTTCGACTGATACTTTGAGTTCTGGCGCTGGCTGTACGCCGATGCAGCCGCCGCCGCCAGCATTGCCACACCTACCGCTACTGGTCCGCACATTATTTTTTCTCCATTGTGAAGCGATGAAACAGTACGCCGTTTGGCCCGGCCGGAACCGGGTCGTAAAGCCGGAACCCCATCCAGTGAAGCCACTGCTTAGCGGCAACGTTGCGAGCATCTACATAATTCTCAAGTCGGGGGAAGGTCTCAAGGATTCCAGCGAGTAATGGCCGGCTGTGACGAATAAAAGCGCGTGAGTATTTATCGAGACGATCGGAGGCTACCAGCCACGGCGTGCCATAGCCCGTCAGGATGCTCGCTGGTGTAACGCCAAACAGCGTCACGACTTCGCCGTCAGCAATGCCCGCCCAGCAAAATGATGAATGCTCTAAACCATAGTCGAGCACCTGATCGGGCGTCATTCCCCAGCCGGATTCGAACTCCTCAATATCCGCCTGGCGGACATGCGGCAACAGTTCGGCTGCATGAGCCCGGGTTGCCGGTACAACCTGAACGATTGGCATCAGCGGCCTCCCACGGTGATTGATGGAATAACAGCGAGAATGGAGAGAGGTAGCGGATCGCTCTGCTTCACATAGATGCGACCACCTTTTCCCCAGTTGGCATCAATATTAATGTCAATGGTGCCGGTGGCATCTTCCACTGGGCGATCGTAAAACTCGTACTCGCGCTGCGGATACTCATACATGTTCTTACCGTCAGTGCCGGCGAACACTCCGCGACTGGCATTTACCAGCAGACTGACCTGCGCGATAACCATTTTCTTATCAAGCAGCGTTTCCTGATTGGCAATATTGATGTCCAGGGTTTCAAATTCAGCTGTAATCGGCAGCCCGATATGCACAACAGCGCCGGGCGTATCCAGTGTGATGCTGCCGCCTGACACGGCTTTCTGTGTCTCAACATCCGCGTCAGCCAGAATGCTCACCGTTTTCCCCTCAAGGTGTTCCAGCCCTGCAAACTGCTTGCGTGCAAAACGCCAGTTAGCCGTGGCCGCAGATCGAAGAATGTCGGGGATATCGCGGCTTGCCTGAGCAATTACCTGGTTGCCACTGACATACTCAAGAATTGACATGCGAATGGTTTTGCTGATCACCTCGCCATCTTCCGTTTCGTTATAGGGGAAGTGAATATCATCGCCAACACTTGAAGCAGAGAAATAAGATGGCCCTGACAAGGACACTGTGAATGGCCCAGCCCATCCCCATGCGCCGCTGTCGCTACGAATGGTCATCAGACGTGAAGGATCACTATTTCTGCCGTCATAACTGAGTCCGCAATCTACGAAAAAGGCGTCGATATCATCAGTAAACTGGCGAGAAGACAGCCGTTCAATGTAGCGCTTAACCTGACCATTCACTGTACGCTGCACACTGAAATAAACCCCGTCTTCCGTGCCTTCGCTGATGCTGCAGGTAGACTCGAACTTTCCATCAGTGGGCTGTGGTGACCAGGCGAAGACCTGCTGATCGCGCAGATAGGTCAGTGTCAGCAACATGCCATCATTGCGGATCGCCCAGGCGGCTGAGTACGGCACGACGGTAAATGACCAGTCCACCAGCTGATAACCCTGGAAAAGATGGTTGGCCAGCACGGTCAGATCACTTCCCTGGTACCCATCAACATCAAACGAATAGGCAAGATCACGTACAACGCTGCCCTTTTCCTGAATGAACAGGGCGATATTGCTCACCGTGATCGGAGGTGTGGAGCTGGCACCATCGGAACCCTGGGAGCTGAACGAGAATGAACTGGGCGTGAGCACGTTATTCTGGTCACCCTTGATCTGGAACTGGCCGCCAGACGTCAGCGCGACCAGCGATCCAACATCAATAAGGTGACGGATTTCGTTCACCTGCCGCCCGGCATAGGTGTATGTGATTCGATCATCGTCCGCGATGGGTGAGCTTTTACCGAAGTCTTTATAATCACCAGACCGGCTGGCCCAGATGGTTTGCGGGTATGCGGTTGACGCGGCGAAGAATAGACGCTGCTGGTAATAAACTACCGTGCCAGGGTAGCCGTTCACACTATTCCAGGCGTAGCGCGCCCACTTGTAAGATGCCTTGCTGCTGCCCACAACATTAGACGGAATGTGGGAAAGCACCGTAGCCGTAGCTGTAAGCCCGTTGGCAGCTACTGCGGTGATGCGACACAACCCATTGCCGGAGTGGAGGTATTCCCATTGCACCCCAGTATCGTCATCGCCGTCACCTCCCCAGCCATCCCACGCCATCCCCTCTGTGTGTGATGGTCGCAAGGTACCAGTTTTACCCGCTGTATTTGCCCGGTAGTAATTGCTGTCCGCACGACGGATCAGGCCAACGGTGACAGTTTTACTGGTTTCCCACACAGATACTGAATCTGTAGATGGCTGCTCAAGATAGAAAAGTTTGCCAACCTGCTCACCACTGAATATCGCGGATGATGCTGTGAGGGTGATCGTTCCGGTCTTACCGCTGGCGTATACCGTCTTAGCCTCATCAACATTGATGTCTTCGAATGGCCCGTTTTTGGTCACCACCTCCACCAGCGCCCAGTTGTCATGGGCATAGCGCTGCAGTTCGCGTGGTGCATAATTTTTATGGCAGATGGTCATCACGTCAGCGGACTGAGTGAACTTCAGATCAAACAGGTCTGCTTCATTGTACGGCGTGGCAATTTCATAAATGGTGTTGCTGCCGGTCAGGACCTGGCCGCCATCTTTGAACACCCGCATATACCCGTGGCCGAACTCCAGTGCATAGGTTTGCACCGTCGAGAACTGAAAGGGTATCAGGCGGCACTTACGATCGGGATATTTGGCCTCAGCAATGAAGCGAGTGCCGGGACGGTTTTCTATGCCGCCATATTGCCGCACGATGAAGTTACGGCAGCGGCGCAGCGCCACGGCGTATTTTGCCAGATCAACACGGCCATAAACGTTTGGTGCAATCTCGCCGCCCGCGAACGATGGCTGAATCAGACTGTTAGGCATCAGCTCAACCTCGCACTGGTAAATTCGCTTTGTGGCTCTACAGGCTCCTGGCTTTCGTTCATCGAGTGAGAGCCGGCGCTGCGGATGATTTGTGAGTACATGGTCAGGCAGTTCTGTACGAGGTTTGGCGCAGATGACAAAGACATGCCGATTTCACTGGCCAGCTTCCATGAGAGAGCGCTACGGAATAGCGGATCGAACATGTTCGGATCGGTGATGTCGCTGACATAGCGGAGCCATGCATTCTGCTGATCGGTATAAATCAGTCTGCCGGTGCCATCGTTGTCAGATCCAACCTGGTATTCAACGCGGAATCGTTCTGGCGGGTTACGCATACCTGGCACCAGGATGTCCACTATGCGCTGGCAGTCGGTCGGGTAGCGGTACGCATACTGCCAGTCAGTACGTGCGCTGCCGGTATCAGCCAGAGCGACGCGCTTGATGGCAAAGTTCCAGTCGAAGTCTGCAAGCACTTCAAGGCGGGCAGACTCATAATGCAGGTCGCATAACCCGGCCTCTTTGCTTTTTTCACTGAGGCTGTTGATAGTCCGGCTATTCCCGAGGCGGCTCAGCGCGATATTGCAGATTTCGATAATGGAAGCCATTTCATACTCCTGAAAAAAAGGGGGCCAACCGGCCCCCTGTTCATCGCCGGTCAGAGACCGAGTTCTTTGCGCTTCTCTGCGATCTTCTCGCGGAGCGTGTCCGACTTCATCGCCGGGTGCGGCTTTTTCTGGAAGAGTTTTTCGTACTGCTCCTGAAGCTCTGCCAGATTTTCATCACCTTCACCGTTTCCGCCATCGCCGCCTTCAGGAACGGACTGGTTACCGCTTCCACCGATAAGCTCAAGGTTTGAACCTGCCTTTCCTTCGAATTCAATTTCATCGCCATGATTAAGCAAGTGACCGTTGATAAAGGATTTTTTCAGAACTTTGTACTTAGGCATTTACATCCCCTTAAGCCGCTGGGTATGCGCGGTTAGCATCCACATCCAGCAGAAGACCTGCTGTAAATGCACCAGCAGTTAATGGTCCGGTAGAAACCACGTAACGAACACGAAGATATCGCAACACGCCGAATGGCACTTTCGCGACGATACGAGACCCAGATGCCAGATCTGCAACTGGTTTTGCGTCTGACTGAATCAGTACGTGAGAGTTAGCGAAATCACTGGTTTTGGCGGTTTCCAGCACAAACTGAACTGTCGCCGCACCGGCAGCTGTTGCAGTTGTTGAAACCTGCGCAAAAAATTCAATTGGATAACCTACGCCAATATCGCGCGTGTCACCGGCAATTGGTCCGAGATCAATAACATCCGTTGATGCAGCAGTTGCAGTAACCGTCTGCGCCTCGGAAAACATCAATGATTTATCGAGGATCATCTTCTTCTCTCCTTAAGAGAAATAACCAGGCCAGCACGGCCTGGTTGGTGGATTACTGAACCTGACTTTCAGTGTTAAGAAGTGCATCAACGCGACGCACGGGGATGCCATCGAAGGACACAACCTTTTTCCCACCTACTTCTTCAAGTGAAAGATTGATGTTCTTTGAATTTTTGATCTGGCGACGCAGCCAGGTACGAAGGCGCTTATTGGTATAGAAAGCTGCCCGACCCATACCCAGGTTTGGAATCAACTCCTCTGCCTGAATCATCAGATCAACCAGATCAATACCGCCTTTCTCCGGGTCTTTTTGGAGATCGGCTTCGTTGATGTTTGCGATACGAACTGCATAGCGCCAGTCACGGACGGTTAATCCGTTGTCCCATTTGTAATGAGTGCGGTAACCTTCGTATTTCCCGCCATTAGCATCTTCGAGGGTTTGCTGTCCTTTATCCTCATGATGCAGACCAGCTTTCTGACCTTTTGGGAAGGTGCCGTGGATAGTGTTAGGCCCCCATACCACCAGCCAGATGGAGGTGAGATTGGTACCAGTTCCGCCAGCATCGATGATATTTTCACCACTGCCAGCGCTGAGAGAGTTATAGCGTGGTGTAAGACCAGTAAAACGTTGCGGCGTTTTTGTGGTGTCGCCGTAGAAGACGGTCTCTGCCTGGTTCTGATTCATAGCCTCCAGGAAGGCCCGGTCTTCAGAAACGCGGAATTCATTCGTGTTGCCATTGAGGTCTGCCAAAGATTTGTCTACTTCAGCATAAGCCTCCAGCATGCCGCATGAATCTGTCACCTGCGCTGTGGTTGATTTGCTTGGCTGAACACCATAGTTCAGCAGGCGCCACGTTGCTTCTGGCAAGCCAGTACGGACGGTAGTGCGGTGACCCGTCGGTAAGTTACCTTCAACAAACATCATGTCGTCGAGAACTTCATTCGTTTCCGCCAGAAGTTCTACGATCTTATCGACCTTACCATCTGGATCGGTACGCTTCGCCCAGTCTGCCAGCGTCAGCGCCGTTGAGCCTTTAACAGCCATAATTTATTTCCTCAGTTTTTGCCATACAGAACATCGGCCGCTGAAAGCTGGCCTTTCTCATTTGACGTGACCAGACTGTCTTCCGACATGGCCGCGCCCACCTTTACAAACACGCGAATCAGTTCGGGATGGTTGCCCATGCCGGTTGATTCCAGGAACTCACGCAACTGAGGGGTGGCAAATTTATCCATCGCCTGCTTCGCCCGCGTCAGGTTCCCATCAAACTTGTCGCCGCCGATCTCGGCATCTTCTTTCGCCGAGGTCCCCCAGTCGGCCACCTGCTTCTGCCAGGTTTCAGCCTGTTGCTTCATCAGCTGCGGCATGACCTTAGTGCCGTACAGATCAACCAGCTTCTGCGCCTGCTCCTGCGACAGGTTCAGTTCACGGGCGATCGGTTCGAACTGTGAAACGGCTTCTTTATCGAGTTCGCCACCCTCAGGTGCTTTGAACTCGTAGGCTTCCGGCGCGCCTTCGGGCTTCTTGTCACCCTCTTTATCGCCGTCTTTTTTGTCGCCAGGCTTGTCACCCTCTTCCTCTGGCTTTTTATCAGCGCCATCGACTTCAGGTTTGCCTGCGCCATCCTGCGGGGCTTCCGGTGTGCCTTCCTGCGCTGCAGGTGTAGATTCAGTTCCGGTGGTAGCAGCTGGTGCGCCAGCATCACCGCCTGCGGCCGGAGCTTCAGGAGCTGATGCCTCTGACTGATAGCGCGGGTGAAACAGCATTTTGAATAAGGAGTTCATAGAGCCTCGTTATGCGGTAGTTGGTTGTCCTGGTCTTCGCTGGCTTCATTCGCCATGGTCAGATAGAGATCCGGGCAGTGCGTCATCACCTCGTTAAACAGGCGAAGGCCTTCACTGCGCCGACCCTCATTGAAATTGGTGGCAGCGTTATCACCGGTGAAAGACAGTGAGAACACGCCCGCTTTACTGAGCAGCAGCCAGATCAGACGGCGGCCCTGCACTGATGACATGACGTGCTTCAGGTCGTCTCGCTGACGTTCTGCCGCCAGCTTCTGATTCTGTTCGGCGTCTTTCAGGCGCTGTTCATCATCAAAATCGGTCATTGCTGCATGCCTCCCGCAATGGCGCTGAGCGCGTTTGGACCTTCCAGATTTGCCTGGCTGAGGTCTTTAGCACCGGCCACTGCGGCCTGCGCCATCTGCATCTGTTGCTGCTGTTGGATCTGCTCGGCACGCTGCTGGCGGATCTTCTGAACCTGCTCATCAGGTACGATGACAGAAGGTGAAACACCGATTGAGTCGCCGTAGTTATCAATGATTTTGTCCACGTCGATTTTGTCGAGCGCTTCAGGTTTGGCCTGTGCCATGCCGCCGACGAAGCCTACGAAACGCTCCATACTGTTAACGCCGATGGACTTCTGGGCCTGAGCCATGACAGAGATATATTCGATGCGCAGCGCAGTACCCTGGAGAACCTCAGGTGCCGGCGGCAGCAAGCCTTTGCGCTGCATGATGGCAAACGTGCGGTCTATAAAAGGATCAAGGAACTCATCGTTCAGGCGTTCCAGCACTGGACCGAGCATCAGCAACTTCTCTTCGCGCAGCTCGTTCACCGCTTCAACCGGCATGCTGCGGGTGTTGATGTTCTGGAGCATCAGGAACAGGTCAACGAAATAGGAGCTGCGGATAATGTCGCGGGTGTCCTGAATGTCGTTCAGCAGGTCGGCCGTGTTCGGGTTGACCATGTAGAGCGGCTTCAGTCCGTCCTGACCGGTCAGCTGATCCACATAGGTGACCGCACCAGGCAACTGGGAAACACGCTGGGTTTTCAGTGAAGAAGGCCCGACCATTGGCGGGTTAGTCGCTTTGTCGATCAGTTGGCTCTTGCGCTTCTGCTCAAGCTGCAGCGCTTTCACCTGACCCAGCGCGGTCATGCCCGGGCAGTTACTGCCGTAGGCATCTTCACCATTCACTTCCCAGCGTGGCGCCAGGATCGGAAATTCATCGTAGCCGGACTCACGCAGTACCTTGTCATCGCCGCCTTTCTCGAAATAAACCGATTTGTAACGTTTATTTTTGGCGTCAATTTTTCCGGTCTGGCGGTTCAGGTTCGGGTAAACGGCGTGAATGGCGTCATGCCAGGCTTCCGTGTTCTGTGTAGCCCACTGGCCTTTGACCGTATCGCTCACATTGTCCAGGCCGAACTGCTCCACCAGCTGGCGGGTAGTCATGCGGAATTCACGGTAAACCGTGTCCACACTCAGACGAGCGCTGTTCGATACGTAGTAGCTTCCAATCGGGAATGGGTAGGTGCGGATAATGTCTTCGTCGTCTTCCAGCACGGCCATCGCGGCAGTGCCGTAAGTCCCCAACTGTGCATAGACGATTGGCAGCGACTGATAGAGGTTAGATTTGTTGAACACCTCATTCATGCGGCGCTGCACATCTTCCAGCCAGACTTTCACCGGGCCGTAATCTTTCATCGCCGGATCTGACACTGACAGCGTGAACCACGGGCGGGCCGGGCTGGTAATGCCCGACATCATTCCGCTCGCAAGCGTGCGCTCTGCCAGGGTACAGGTCGGATCAACAATGCTGGTATTGCGGCGGTTATCCCGGTTGGCATCTGAAACGAGGAAACGACTGGAACGCGGACTGATGTAATCAGACAGATCGATCCAGTGTGAATCAAACGTGGTCCGCTCATCTTTGAGCAGGCCAAGTTGTTTGTTTAATCGCTGCTTCAGCGTTTCTTCAGCCATGATCGCCCCGAGGTCTGTTACTGGCCCAGCAGCGTTTTATTGCTGGTATTGGCTTGTGAGGTGTCGCCCTGTGAACCGGTCAGCAGGGTTGAAGCACGGCCGGCAGCAGCACGGCGGCGGCGTTCTTCATCGTCACGCGCACTGATAACGGCATCATCCTGGGCCTGCGGAGCGGCCTGAACTTCTGGGGCTGAGGGAACGGAAGGTTTTGAACCCATGCACATGGTTGTAACTCCTTTGCATAATTACCAAAATTAAACCATATACGCATAATTTTGACCACTAATAAGCAAAAGCATTTGACAACAGTTACCATAATGGTAATAGTTAGGCCGTGGAGAGAGCTGACATCGACTCACAGCCCGGAGTACCGCAGCAGTTTATTGGGCTTAAAAGTAAAGGCGGTGGATAAGCCGGGCATCATCCCGGCACCAGATTGAAAGATGCTTATGGAGCCGCGACAAAGTGTGGCGCACTCAGGTGCTAAGTGTCTTTCCATGTGGTGAATGCGGCTAGCGCACGCGGAAGACTGGCAAAGATTGCACACAGTCTAAGAGTTTCCGTTCTGGAGTTTGTCAGTCTGACCAGAGCACCGGGAGGCACCCGGCACCACACATATCAGGCGAGGGCATTTGGCGGGCGTTCAGGCGCGCCAAAGAGGCGCTAAGTGCTCTCACCTGATGTGCCGTAGGACCGTGTCGTTGCTGTGTTTATTAGCCCGCCTTGAGCGGGCATTTTTTTACCTGGAGATAATCATGTCAGACAAAGATATTGAGCAGCAGATCCAAGCCAAAGGCAAAACCGCACCGCGCGTGACGCCTGATCATATCGAAAACGTTATTTCAGAGTGCCATTATTTCACCGCCTATGATGGCATCCGCGCGCGAAATATGGGTGTAGGTGACGCATGGACGGCTCACCCGTCTACTGATTTGCTAACCTTCTGCGTTCTGGTGCTGAAGAATGGCTTCACAGTCACCGGCGAAAGCGCCTGCGCCAGCCCGGAAAACTTCGACGCGGAGATCGGGCGAAAGATTGCGCGTGATAATGCCATTCAGAAAATTTGGCTGTTGGAAGGCTATTTGCTGAAGCAGCGGTTGAGCGAAAGCCAGAATCGCGCTGAGCAGATCGAATACATCACGCAGGCTATTGGCGAAGGTTATCAACCTGAACATGATGCCGCAGTAAGCGACCTGTCAGTAATTGATAACCTTGATGACAGCGCACTTAACCGTGAATTTGGCAAGTGCTGGCAATGGTATAACCTGGGCGGCGGCCCCCATGAAACCTACCAGCAACCTCAATAAAAACTTACGCTGTGACATGTCACATAGCCCGCCACTGAGCGGGCTTTTTTATCCCCTGCGAGGGATGAACACCTTCCCATCCCCTGCAGCGGTTAGGCGTAGGGATCATACTCAGTTTCGCTGCGACCTTGCTCATTACTGCCGACATAATTCAGCTTCTTGACTACCGGGAAGGCGAAAGTCAGTGCCAGCGCGTCAGCATCGTTGGGTGATTTACCCAGGCGTTCTTTGATGCTCACTTTGTCTTCCAGCACAATGCGGCTGTCTTTAAGCCTGACTTTGTACTCTGCCGCTGATAACTCTTCTGCCACCTGCTGGCTGTCCAGCTGCCCGCCATCCTTCAGCCAGGTCTTAACGGCGTTATACATCTCGCCGCGCTTGTTAGCCATCTGCGGATCGGTTGAGCCACCGCCGAACTGTATCAGCTGCCAGTTGCGCCCCCAGTTATCGCCAACAGACTTCAGCCCCGTGCCATACCCGTAATCGATGAACACGGCGTCGGCGCGGTACTCATCCTCAAACTGCGCGATGGTTTTGGCAAACAGCACGTCATCAGTGGTGCGCTGGTACTCGCCCAGTTTTTTGGTGTGCAGCCCCTGCCGCAGGTAGATAACCGCCGGGTCACCGCCCTGGTGCGCCGGGTCAACGCCGATAACGGTGGCTGCGTGCGCCACCTGACCAGGGGTGATCACTCTGCCAACTGCTGCGTCTGTCAGCCCGGTCGGGATGAACTGAGCTTCTGACGCTGACGGGAACAGGCCGCGCACACGGACCTTCACAAAGTCGCTGTCTTCGCCGTAGTCGTCCACCCATTTCTGGATCTGCTCTTTGTTCGTGCCTTCCACCGAACGGCTGTCTATTTGAGCCGTCTTCCAGCGGTGGCGCAGTTTTCGGAAACACTCCCGGAACCGGCCGGTGTTACGCGTCGGGTTACCGAACGCAACCCAGATGATTTCCGTGTTCTCATCGGTCAGCGCACCCTCTGCTACTTCCCAGACCAGATCGGCGATGTTCGATGCTTCGTCGAAAATCAGGATGATTCGCTTGCGCTCGTTGTGCAGGCCGGCGAATGCTTCGGTGTTGTTCTCAGACCAGGGGATTGCGTCAGCGCGCCACGATTTGGCGTGTGATGGGTCATTGCTGTAAATGGCGGTGGCGGTGCAGGTAAACCAGTCCTGTGTGATGCTCAGACGCTGCCATTTGGCAATCTCGGGCCACGTCTTTGTGCGCAGCTGGTTTTCGGTGTTGGCGGTGACCACCACCTTGCAATCCTCGCAGGTGTCCATGCCCCACTTCACCAGCATTGAGATAAATGCGGATTTGCCAATCCCGTGTCCGGATGCCCTGCCAATCATCAGTGGCTGGTGCCGGGTCTCCGGGTTCTGCAGGTGTGCGCCGATCTGCTTAAACGCATCTTCCTGCCATTTGCGTGGCCCCTTCGAGTAAGCCAGATCCGTCCCCTCTTCGCCCCAGGGGAAAGCATACAGCGCGTAACCATAGGGGTCATGCGTGAACGCGCCGATGTCCTCAATCAGCTGCATCTCGAGATCGGCTGCCTTACTCATCTTTGCTACCCGCTGCGGCGCGCTTACGGGCGGCGGCCAGCTTATCAGCCAGGCTTACATTGATATTCAGCTCCTGCACCTCTTTGAAGGCGCTCACGCCGACATGCTTACCGATCAGCTCGAGGTTCTTCACCTTATCGGGCCATTTCACTTTCTGCATGATCGATTCGATATCCTCTTCACCGTCCCCACCAGCCATTCTGATCCGATTGATATCCATGGCGCTGAGCGATGTGCGCCATACTTTGGGCCACTGGCTCACGGGCTTCAAGCCGCCTTCTTCGGTCAGGATGTCGAGCACGTCCATCTGGTCAATCTCCACCAGCCGCTTCAGCACGTAATCGGCATCAATCTTGGTCCGGCGGCTGCGCGCCTGCCGAAGATGCGCGATGCGTTCCTGAATGCGCGGATCGGCCATCAGGCGGCTGGCGGCGTTAACGGCTGTCGCTGCTGAATACCCGGCGGCGATGGCGCAGGCGGTCTGGTCGTCTGGATTCTTCACGAATTCCTCGCAGTAGCGCACCATCTGCTCGGTTAGTGGTTTGGTTGACTGCGGCTTAGGCATGGTAACACCTCAAAAATAATTACCGTTTTGGTAATAGTACCATGCAAATAACAGCAGCCAAATGGGAGGTTAACTTCGCTTGACGTGATGGGCGTGAGCGCACAGGAATGCTTCGTTTTCGGTGTCGAACTGCCGATCGGTTATCTCTTCCCAGTCGCCGCTGAATTTCCAGCGGACGTCCCACTTACCAGTTTTACGTGGCCAGATGACATAGCCTTCAACAAAATCACGGTTAGCATACACATCAGGCAGCTTCTCGTATGGGTCCATGAAGTAGAATCTGGTGGCGCCGGATATGAAAGTGCGCATAAAAAAGCCCTATAGCACTGTTTATGCGAACAGTATAACAGGGCGGCATATTGATACTATCAGTTAGTTTTTACTCAATGAGCCTATTGCGAAGCCATCAACTTCGCCTATTTTGAATCGCCAGTGCATTGCAACATCACTGAGGTTTTTACCATCCCAAACTCTGGCGTTTTTCATGTGAAGATAATGGAACGGCTCGCCTTTTTTATCTTTCTCTGCCATTGCTTCCAATGAGTAATAGTTGGATTTTATAGCACTATAATAGGACGTAATTGCCTCTTTGGTCTCTGAGGTGCTGTTAGCATGATTTTGCAACTCAATCTGCAAATCACACCAGTCAGCGCCGCTAATCAATTGGCCTGTATACATAGTGCCTTTAACTGTGATTGTGATACCTTGACCTAGGCCTTTATTAGCCCAAACAACGTAATCATATAAAGCAGTATCGGGAGTGCTAGTCGAATAAGTGTGCTTAGACGGTTCGTTATCGGTAATCTGTGGCGCTAGGTCTTTGTTATTATCTTCTTCGCTCATTACATGATCCTTTAGTTGATAGACATGTTGTGTGACATGTCACATTAATTTATATCACCAATTTTGTCTCATGCCAGCCATTTGTGGCCCAGCACGCTGCTTCACCCTGGCAAGGGCAGGACTGCACCGGCAGCTGATCGCCACACTTACCGCATTGCTGCTGTGCCAGCGCTTCAATCTGCTGCGCCAGTTCAGCGGCATCTTTGCGGATGAGCAGCGCTATGTACTCGTTCAGCTCATACGGTTCACGACCGGGGCGGCGTGCGGCGCAGTTCTGCGCCAGCATTTCCAGTTCCTGACTATCCAGCGCCAGCTCCAGCTTTTTACCACCGGCAGCGGCCTGCCTGGCACGCTGCGCTGCTTTGCGTTCGGCGGGGGATTTAGGCATCAGCTGTCTCCCGATAAACCTCAAACCAGAACACCACTGGTTTATCTACCACCTCAACCAAGCCGAAACGTTCCGCTGTGCGGAAATTGACGCTGTACAATCTTGCCCGCTCTGCCTGGGCTGCTATTTGCTCTCTAAAACACTCCAGGGTGAAAGTAGCCTTGAAGAGGTTGCAAGGTGCGCATGCTGGGAATAGGTTTCCGATAACGTCATTCTCAGGACGCCAGTGTTCGCCTGTTGCTACTGTCCGGCGTGTTCCATCCTGGCGGCGAGGGCCAAACTCCCATTTTCGCAATGCAGCCTCAACATGATCCGCATGCCATCCCTTCTCAGGAAGATCGCAGCCGCAGTACGCGCATTTGCCGCCGAATTTCATACGCAACTCAGCGCGCTGTTTTTTAGTAAGCGCCATCACTCACCCCCCACCTGATAACCGGCTGCACGGATTGCGGCAACAGCATCGTTTCTGACATTGCACATGGCAGTAATTTCGTCATGCGTATAGCCGATTTGAATGATTTGCGGCAACTTAACCGGCTGCGCAGTCAGTGCGGACAGAGCGACCCCCATCAACTCGACCATGTATCGCATGTTAGGGTCAGACTCTGATGCAGCCTTCCATCGCTTAATCTCAATTTTGCAGAGTCCAATCAGCGCCTGCTTCTGCTCTTCGGTCATGATGGCTCCCCTGCGCGGAGTTGGGCGGCGAAATCCTCAGCCAGACCTGCCGCGAAGCGACGGTCGCGCTGAAATGCTGCAGCTGGCGTTGAATCCGCAATCACGCGCTGCTGATGTGCGAATGCCTCGACGGCATCAGCCCGCACCGAGTTTAGGTAGGCGGCGGTGGCTGGGGTTTCCGGAACATAAGCCTCAGCATTGACCACAATGCCGCCTCGATACACGCAGCAATCTTTTTGGATAAACCCGGTTAGCGCCGCATTCTCAGCCGCCAGCGTGTCACGCTCTTTCTGCAGCTCATCACCACGCACCAGCGCGCAATCCAGACGGGTCGCCAGCACACTCACCATCTTCGCAATCTCAATCAGCGGCGTATCCATGCCGATCGCTTTGGCAAACGCATGCCCTGCAGCAACTAACTCTTTTCCCTTAACATCACTTAACTTGCTATTTTCCATAAATATTTTTCACCTCAGACCGTTATCTAAAATCACAATTTTTGTGGTTAACACGCTTTTTGCTGCGCTGGTTAACCTGTTCAGAACTCTTCTACGTCCCATCCCGCGGCTTTTGGCTTCGGGTAAACCGCTTTGAAGGCGAAGGGATATGTGTCCGCCGCGACCTTCATTTTCACCCTGGCGTCATCGCTGAAGATCCGCTTTGAGCCTTTGACGTCATGCATTTCGAGCTGGCCACTGGCATACATCACGGCGAAATCGACGGTGATAAAGCAGCTGCCAGCGAGGCGCAATTTGATACCTTCAAACCGGTACCAGAGGATTAGCCCTGCGCGCTTCTGCAGCTCGAGGTGAGCAGCGTAGGCGGTTTCGGATTTGTTCATCTGGCCGGTTTTGAGTCTGCCCAGTGCGTGAAGTCTCTTCTGCATACTGTTACCTCATTGGTTACTATTACCATTTTGGTAATACTTAGCAAGTAAAAAAATGCGCTGATTTGCGCTTTCTCGTTATGCCTCTAAAACGCGCTGTAACGCGCTAGGTGAAGACTTCCCCTTTATCCTGCTCCTTGCCTGCCCTGATACCAGATAATTAAATCTGATGCGTCTGGTGGAGGATTATTACTGCTTTGGTAATTATTTATGGCATGGCTATGTCTTGAGTCCCAATTCCTTGCGTCTCCGGTATTCTGCCAGCAGCCACTGCGCTGGTGTCACATTCCCCATGTGTGCGGCGTTCGGCATGTACTGGTATTCGTAGTCTTTTGGTGATGGCTGATGTGCAGCTGGCCGGGGCTTTGATTCAATCATCTGAACCGGATCGGGGATCGTTTCACCCGCTGCCACCTTCTTCGCCCACTCGCTGAGTTTACGGGTGATGAAAGTCTCTACCTCAGACTCACTCAGGCAGCGCTGCAGCATCGCCTGGCGCGCATCAGTCACAACCCAGTACAGAACCGGCTTACTCCAGTTGAACTTCTCAGGCGAGGTGGTCAGCCCGCGATCCCGGTTGTAACGGTGAAACTCATCCATCGCGTCATCAGTACTTATCCCGAGCACGGTGCAGCTGTCTTTGCACCAGGAAACGAATAGCCCTGGTGACGGCCAGAATGGTGATGTGCTGGCGCGGGCCTGCCGCATACCTGCTGATAGCTGGTCCAGAGATCGGATTCCACCCTCTGCGAAAGCGGCGATCCACTGGCGCTTCGCTGCGGTTTCATGCGCGTCACTTTTGAGCGCCGTCTGTCCGGCTGCCGGGAACACCAGCTTCAGCTGATTGAACAGCTTATCAACCAGTCTGGCTGCTTCCTGGTCGATCACATTCTCAGTGGTGTTCCGTGCGTGTCCGGCCATGCTGGCCAGTGCAGCGCCATCGCGATTCTGAACAGCGTTAAACAGCTCATGGTTCATATGAAATCCTTCCAGCCTTCAGGGCTGTTCCAGTGTGGTACTGCTTCAGGTTCATTAGGCTTTCTGCCTCTGATGGTTGCCAGATTGCGTGAAAGTTTTTGTTCCCACTGCGACTGGTGGAAGGCTTTGCCTTCGGCCTGCCAGTAGGAAACGAAGCTGGCTATTTCTTCCGGCGTCGGTGGTTTATCCAGGTTCACACCCCAGATCGCTGACAACCGAGTGAAATCCGGTGATGGCTGCCAGCCTTCGAACATCGGAAACTTTCCATCGGTCATAACGCCAGCTGAAGGCGGTACGCGGTTTTCGATAATGGCGTTCACTGCTTCCGGTGACGGATCTGAAATTTTCGCGTGCGCGCTATATGGGGTTTTATCTTTTATATTCTCTTCTCTTCTCTTCTCTTCTCTGGTCCGTAATTTGTCCGCTTCAGGTGCGGACTTTTTCCGGACATCTCTCTTCCTTGCAGCATCCTGTGCACGACGCTTCGCAGACTGCCCGTTATGCTCTGAGAACCGCGGCATTACTAGGTTTTCTCCATCCATCTCCAGCCAGCCAACTGCCATCATCGCCCGAGCAAATCCCGGAAAGCCGATCATGTCATCGAGGGTTTCAGGACTGTATCCGTCAAGAAAACCATCTACTGAATGGACATCGAAAAGACACCATGCGGAATGTAGTCCGCCAACTATCCGTAATCTGTCCGCTTTCAATGCGGACGCCATGCGGACAACTTTCGGATGTGTGTGCAGGTCAGCACGCATTTTTATCCAGTCGCCGGCCATCAGATCACCTCCGTTGACGTCCCCATGCCCAGCTGTGCAGCTTTCATGGTTGTTGCTATCTCTTCGCGCTTACGGTTAACACGTTCAACGTTGCACTGAACACAGGCGCCATTGAGCGTCCATCGCTCGCTTTTATGGCCGCGCTTACATGGCCGGCCCGTGTAATATTTGTTAAGGCCACGTTGCGCAGCCTCCATTTGGGTAATAATTTTCACGAAACCTCCATAAAATCCTGCTCTTGTTCTTGGCTATTTTCACCTAATTAAAATACAAATCAAGGCTCATTTGCATATTTGGTAACGATTGGTTGTTTTATAAGGGAATTTACCAGAAATGGTGCATTAAAAAGCCGCCATATAGGCGGCCTTCAGGGCGGGGTAGATGGTGCTTACGCGGCAGCGTAGAAGAAAGAAAGGAGCTGTTCTTTGCTGATATTTGGGTTAATTCGCGTGACTGCTTTATGCAATTCCGTCATATAGTTACGACTCGGAACTCGGCGAGCATACACCAGGTGAGTACGGATATAATTCACTGTCGTGCCGGCCTCTTTAGCCAGCTGCTTCTTCTCTTCCAGCGACAGTCCCTGCCAGAACTCTTTGAAGTCAAACGGCGCCATTGGGGCCTCCAGATAACGATTTCATCGCATGAATTGTTACCTAACTGGTCGCAGTTATCAACCTGTATTACCAATCTGGTGCATTTACCAGAAAGGTAACATCAGCTTTAATTGCACTCAAATAGCCGAATAAACTCCAATTATGTATCAAGGAAACAAATGAAGCCGATTTCCGGGATCCGAAGGGCAAATTTAATTTACCTGCTTGAGACCCGTTTCGAGGGAAACCAGACCCATATGGCGAAAGCCCTGGGGTCACTGCCAAACCTTATCAGCCGATGGACGCGTGACAAGCCAATGGGCAGCGCCGCTGCTCGCAATATAGAGCGCGTGCTGAAGCTGGAAGATTACTGGCTGGATAACGACCGGGACAATGTGCCGCTCGTCGCCCAGGATGTGGAGATCAGTGACGTCGTTTCTCACAACCTGCGCGTCTGGATGGATAAATCTGAGGACCTGAAAACACAGGGTAAAGTTCACCGCGCCAGCGGCGTGAACCAGTCCACTGTGGGCCGCGTTCTGAACAAAGAGATCGACCCGACTATCAGCACTGTTAACTCCATCGCGAAGGCATTTGGCCGCAATGGCTATGAGCTGCTGATCCCCACTTCTGACCCCCGTCAGATTCAGTATGACCGTGACCGCTATGAAAAGCTGGACCCGGCTGACAAAGAGAAGATCGCCAGCTTTATCGAGTTCGTTCTCAGCCAGGCACAGAAAGAGTCAGATCAGTAATGTTCGCGGGTTTGTGACGGTATGAGTTCGCTATATACCGTCAAAGCCCGGGCGCCATCCCGATAAATCCACCCTCTCAAATCCTCCCCACGCCATGTGTCTCGCCGCCAATAGTTACCGTTCTGGTAATTTTTTCTTGTGATAACGATTGACATAACCGCAGATCAGATTATTATTAGCCTCAGGTGTTACCAATTTGGTAATAGCTAGTCGCTCTTTAACAATCCGAAACGGGCAATCACAACCCACAATCTGGCCGCCCACCAGATGGCACGGCTAACCCGTAGAACCGGAACGCCTGCCCGGAAAGTGAAAACAATCGTTCCTCTTCCGGAGACACATTATGACCATCACCGATGAGAAGGGAGAACCGTTTGTAATTGTTCGGATAGCCTGCGGCTACCTCTGGAGAATGACAAACCTCGAAACGCGATCCAGTCAGACAGTTAACCGCGATCAGTTCCGGAAAATAGCCTTACGTGCCTATGGCCTTAAAGGCTCTTTGTCATGCAACCAACTATTACCAAAACGGTAATTCTGGATTCAGTTATGAAATATCGTTACCAGAACGGCAAGTACACTTTTACCGCCTGCGTGCTGGGCATTGAGCGTCAGTTCTCTGACTTCAGCGCAGGCATTGAGTGGGTATTTACACAGAAAATGGCCGCCAGCTGCGCGGCAGACATGGGAGACATTTGATATGTCAGCTTATGCACAGCATGAAATGGCCGAGGCGCACCGCTGGCAACAGCATGACGCTCAGGTCGAGAAAGATGAGTGGATCCGCGACCGCGCGGACGAACTCCAGGCAAAGTGGCCGGAAGAGTTAACCCGGCTTTATAACCCTTTTTTACATGGCTCGCTTCCGGGCCTGCGCAGTGAAGCCGCGCAGGATGCTTACGCAGAGATGGTCGATAAAATCTGCCTGGCGCAGGCGGAAGAAGACTGGCAGAACAAAGAGTGGCTCGGTAAGGACTGGACGCCATGACCGCGATGCCTGAAATCAAAGTGGCCCCGAGCGATCCGGGGCTTTACTTCAACATACCCAACGAAGCCTATCACGCTGGCCCCGGCGTCAGTAAATCACAATTGGACGACATCGCCATTAACCCGGCGGTGTTCCAGTGGCGTAAATCAGCCCCCGAGGATGAAGAGAAGAAAACGGCACTCGATATGGGTACCGCCCTTCACTGCATCCTGCTGGAGCCTGATGAGTTCGGCGCGCGCTTCATCGAGGCGCCTAAATTCAACCGTAAAACCAACGATGGTAAAGCCGCAGAAGCTGAGTTCCTCAAAGACTGTGCATTTACTGGCAAAACGGTTTTAGACCATGAGCAGCACCGCAAGCTGAAGCTGATGCGCGCCAGCGCATTCGCCCATCCGGCAGCGCGTTTCTTCCTGGAGGCCGATGGCCACTGTGAGGCGTCAATTTACTGGGACGATGAGCAGACCGGCGAGCTTTGCCGGATCCGCCCGGACCGGTTCCTGAAAAATCAGCCGGTAATCGTGGACGTGAAGAAAGTGGCGGACATGGAGCGCTTTGCCCGTCACGTCGATGAGTTCCGCTATCACGTACAGTCTGAAATGTACCGCGACGGCTTTTATCAGCACTTCAACGAATACCCGCAGTTCGTTTTCATCGCTGTCAGCGAGAGCATCGATTGCGGCCGCTACCCGGTACGCGTCTTCCAGCTGGATGAGGAGGCGGCAGAGGTTGGTCATCAACTTTACAGACGGGATCTGAATACATACCACCAATGCAAAGTCAGCAACAGTTGGGGTGGTGTCGAAATTCTTTCCCGACCAGCATGGGCCAGAAAGAAATGACAGATAAATGCATCGAATGGACCGGTTATAAAAACAAAGATGGCTACGGCCGGAAAAGAGTTGGATCAAAACTCTATCTGGTTCACCGGCTGGCCTACTGCGAACACCACGACGTTGACATCAGCCATATTAATGGCCTGCTGATTCGTCATAAATGCGATAACCCATCATGCGTGAACCCCCTTCATTTAGAGCCAGGCAGTCAGAAAGACAACATGCAGGACATGAAGTCCAGAGGAAGGGGTGTTCCAAGAGCAAAGCTCAGCCCCGCTCAGGTAATTGAAATCCGAAGTAAGCATCGTCGGAACTCAAATGAGTTCTGTTCATCTGCGCTCGCAAAGCATTACGGCGTGTCGAAAGTTCAAATTAACCGAATTTTAGCCAGAACAACCTGGCCTGATTTATGAGGAATCCCATGAGCACTAACTTAGTCACCAACGAAACCACCAGCACAGCTGCCACCATCTTCAACCCGCAAAGCCTGATGCAGCTGCAGCAGTTCGCGCAGGTGATGTCTGAGGGCGTTGTTGCCATCCCGCAGCATCTGCGCGGTAAGCCCGCTGACTGTCTGGCTGTCACCATGCAGGCGGCGCAATGGGGCATGAACCCCTACGCAGTGGCACAGAAAACGCACATCGTGAATGGCGCGCTGGGCTATGAGGCGCAGCTGGTAAACGCGGTTGTGTCGTCGTCCAATCTTCTATCCAGCCGGATCAATTACAGCTGGAGCGGCGACTGGTCAAAGTGTACCGGCAAGAACGATAAATCGGACTTCCTTACCGTCACTGTGTCGGCAGTGATCAAAGGTGAGTCTGAGCCGCGTGAGCTGACCATCAGCATGGCACAGGCTGGTGTGCGTAACTCGCCGCTGTGGGAGCAGGATCCGAAGCAACAGTTGGCATACCTCTGCACGAAGCGCTGGGCGCGCCTGCATGCCCCTGACGTGCTGCTGGGTGTGTACACGCCGGATGAGCTGGACGAAACGCCACGCAGCGAACGTGACATCACACCGCGCACCACCGCTGACCTGAACAGCATGATCGGCAGCAGCGTCGAAGCACCATCGGCTGATGTTCGTGATTATCGCGATGACGCCGTGCTGGTTGCCGGTCTGCAGGAAGAGATTGAACAGGCTGACACGCTGGAGAAAGCCAGCGCTGTCGGTGAGAAGATCAGCCAGCACAAGGACGACTTAACCGAATCCACCTTCCGATCACTGCGCGCTAAAGCCGTGAAAGTCTATAAGCACCACGACGCCCGCCGCCAGATTGAAGCAGCGATCAACAGCCTGGACGCCAGCGCGCCGGACGCGAAAGAGACCTTTATGAAGGTTGAAGCAGACCTGCAGCGCCTGAAAGGTGCGCTGGGGGATGAACTGCACGAAGGCTTCAGCATCACGCTTGGCGACATGCGCGCCGAATACGTTTAACCAACACCAGTGAAAACTCAGGGGCCATAGCGGCCCCTTTTCTTTGGAGAGAAAAAAATTATGAAAGGTGCAATCCGTAAAGATCAGCTGCTGGAGCGCGTGCCGCTGTCTGAGTACACCATCAATCAGATGGAAAAGAATGGCGAGTTCCCGAAACGCTTTCCGCTGACCAACCGCACTGTCGCCTGGAACGTTGACGAGGTTGAGGCCTGGCTTGATGAGCGCCAGCGCAATGCGAACGCTGCACAGCGTGACCCGTCACTGGCGGCGAAGTTCGAAGCCAATCCCAACCACCGTAAAGCCGCTGAGCGTTCAGCGATGAGAATGGCGGGCTGATCATGACTTGTAAATGCTTCGATGAAATGGCTGAGAAGGTTAAAGAGCACATTCTCAAAGATAAACCTGCTGATGCTGAAGTGGCTACCGGATGGGGTGATTCTCCCATGTGGCAAGGCGAAGGGATAAACCTGACCACAGGTAAAACTATGGTCAATTTAAAATACCTGGTCTCCTGGCGAATCAAAAAAAAGGATGGCTCACTTGCAAAAAACCTGACCCGTCGTGAGTGTTCGGTATTCATGGAATATTGCCCTTTCTGCGGTACCAAACTTCGTGATGAGAAGTAATTCATGGGTGACTGTGCCGATGATTTCAATGCGCTGAAGGAATATCACCGTCAGCGCAAGCAGGATCTGTACCAGCAAAACGCCTCGCAGTTAGCTGCTTGCGGCCTGCCTTTTACTAAAGACCAGTCTGGTTCCTTTAAATTCATTACCCCACAAGGAACCGTCATGTTTTACCCATCAACCAGCAAATTCATGCATCGCGGCAAAGTGCTTCGCGGTGATGCTCGAGCTGTTGAAAAATATGTCAGGAGCTTGCTATGACATCGAAAGAATTAATCCTCACCTATCTGCAGGAGCATGGCGGATCCCGTTCCGTCGATATTCACGCCCACCTGGCGGAGCACGGTCTGAAGCGTGAAAGCTCAATGTCAGCACTGAGCAAGCTGGTGCGCGCAGGTGAAGTTATGCGCGCCCGCTTCCGCCAGGACTATATCTGCTGGCTGAAAAACACCAACGTAGTGATCAGCCCGAGCGAACTGCGTAACCGGCTGAGCAATGCAAACCGCCGCCTGAATGCGATGAACAGCATCAACGTGGTGTTTGAAGAGTGCCGGACCAACAGCCAGGTATACCGGATGGATCAGCTGCTGCGTTCGGCGCGTGAGGTGCGGGCATGAACATAGCTGATTACGGCGGAAGTACCACGCCGCCAGAGCATCGTGACAGCTGGCGCACGCCGCCAGCGTTGTTTGCAGCCATCAATGCTGAGTTCCGCTTTATCGGTGATGCGGCCGCCGCGCCGCAGAACGCGCTTTGTTCTCGCTTCCTGACAGAGCAGCAAAACTCACTCGATACCGACTGGCAGCAGTATTTCGGCCGGGCCGGATTTGTCTGGTGTAATCCGCCCTATTCAGACATCACCCCCTGGGTGAATAAAGCTACTGAAGAGTGCGCCAAAGGCATCGGCACAGTGATGCTTGTACCAGCTGATACCTCTGTCGGCTGGTTCAAAGCCGCGCAGCAGGCATGCACTGAGGTGCGCTTTATCACTGGCGGTCGCCTGTCTTTCATCCGTGCCGATACCGGCAAGCCGGTAAATGGCAATAACAAAGGATCGATGCTCATCATCTGGAACCCGTTCTGTCCGGCGGCCGGTAACACCGGTTACGTCGATCGCGACACGCTGCTGAGGATTGGCGAAACATTCCCCTTCAAACAGGAGTGCGCAGCATGACACAGGTAACTCAACTGGTAATTACACCGCCACTGATGCGTCAGGCACGCAATATACAGCTGGCAATCATCGACCTGGCTAAGAAGCGCGACCTGACGCCAGAGCAGTTCCGGGACCGCCTGCACGCTATCGACATGCTGGCACGTGAGGCACACGACACGATTGTTGATGCTGAGTTTGAGCAGGAAGACAAAGGGCAGAAACGGGGAGATGGGTTTTGAAAATCATCACATGGCAGCACAAGCCGAAACGCTCATTCTGGTTCCGCATCTTCGGCTACGGACTGAACATCATCAATCGCGATTTATACCCGGCACCATTTTCCATTCGCCACGGATATCGTAAGGAAATCCGAGTAGGGCGCTGGGGAGTGCATGTACTGCGCCGCAATCAAATAGGAGTCACCAATGAAAAAATTAACCCCTGAGAAGTGCATGAGCGTTATTAATGGCCTGAAGTGGATGGCTGCCGAAGGCCCGGGGATGTCTATTCGCGATGAATATGACATCCAGGCGTATGAGTATGCACTAAAGGCTCTTGAACAGCAGGAGCGGGGTGATGGCTGGATTGAGTGGGATGGTGGTGAGTGCCCGGTAGATGTAAATCAGGCAGTCGAGGTAAAGCTTATGGATGGGACTGTAAGCAGCGCGCTCCCGACCGATGGCTGGGTCTGGGAGCATGGAGTATTGTCACCCGGCGCTGACATCATCGCCTACCGCATCATCCCGGCACAGCCCACTAATCAGAACGGAGAAGCATTTTGAAAAATTACGATGACATTGGCTGTCGAGTTCACCTCAACCCAAACGGCAGCGATCTTCGCTGTGGCGACAAGCTGAACAATATCAACTGGAATCCGAATGAAGGTGTTATCCAGCTTTGCGAAATATGCCGCCTTAAAAAGCAGAACAACACCATGCTGGAAATGCTGAACCGCAGGTCCACCAATCAGAACGGAGAGCAGTGATGATTGCCCTATCGATTTACCTCATGATCGCCGCTTACCTGCTGGGTAAACTGGAAGACGGTACGCATTCACCGCAGTCAGTCGTTATCTGCCTGGCATGGCTTCCAGCAGCACTGATTTACCTGTCAGCCCTGCTGGCAGAAAACACACTCGGCGATCACCCCGACCGCTGAGCCATCCACTGTTCAAACCTCAACGGTGAGAACGGTACCAAATCTGAAAGGCTCCCATCTATCCACCCATCAACCATGTCGGCCCATTGCTGCAGCATAAACGTGCGTTGCGGAAGATATTCTGCTTTGTTGTATACCGCGCGCACACCTTTCTGCTCATGGGCCAGACACTTCTCTATCCAGTCAGACGGATATCCTGCCTCATGCAGCAGCGTACTCGCTGTTCGCCGCAAATCATGTACTGAAAAATCCCGCAACCCCGGCTTACCCTCTTTTCTCGTTTCCTCAATCGTAATGTTAATCACCCGGTTTAGTGCCGCGTTCGACAGCGGCTTAGTCAGATCATACCGTCCGGCGAGAAGATACTGACTTCCGCCGGCGCACATCTGCAAACCCACCAGAATGTCATGCGCCTGGCTGGATAGCGGAATGATGTGCGCCCTGCTTGCTTTCATCCGGCCGGCGGGTACCTGCCAGAGCTGGCGACCGAAATCGATCTCATCCCATACTGCATTTGTGAACTCACTTTTTCTGACCAAGGTCAGCATGACAAATTTCAGCGCCAGTTTGAGCGTGGGCATTGTGGCCACATTGTCCAGGGTGCGAAAGAACAACCCGATTTCCGCCGGAGTCAGCGCCGTTGTGCGCGGCTCGAACGTAGCGATCGACGACGCTTTGATGCGTTCGGCGGGGTTAACGTAATCGTGGCCACGGTCGGCGGCATACCGGAAGACGCTGGCAACAATCTCGCGCGCCTGTACGGCAGTCGCCCGACCGCCGCGCGCGACAATGCGATCGCACAGGTCACGCACCATCGAAGTGGTGATCTCGGTCATCAACTTGTTTCCCAGCGCCGGGAGTATGTCGCGGTCAATAACGGCCTGCTTCATGGCGCGTGTACTGTCAGCCAGGCGAACGTGCGCCATATAGCTGACGGTAAAATGGTTAAAGCGGTCAGCGCCGGTGATATGTTTTTTACCGTCACGCTTCGCCGCAGCCGGTGATATGCCTGAGTCGATTAGCTTTTTGGCGGTATTTAATTTTTCGCGTGCTTCCGCCAGGCTAATACCGTCAGGGCCATACTTACCGATCGTCAGAGTCTCGCGGCGTCCGTTGAATCGGTAGTCATAACGGAAAGACACGGTGCCGCCGGGCTGGACCGATACATACAGCCCCTCCCGGTCAGTGATTTTGTAGGCTTTCTCGCGGGGCTTCAAGTTCTTCAGCTTTGTGTCGGTTAGCATGATGATGTGACTCCGTATACCGTCACCGCTACCAATCTGGTAACGGTAAAAAGGATCAGGAGCGTACAACGGAAAGGGTTTACCGTCAAAATTACCGACGGTAAATTGAGGCTTTCAGCAATCGTTATCAATTGTCAAAAAGAAAAGGCCACCCTCAAACGCTGGTGGCCTTCTGGCTTCACTCAATCACGGCCAATCGTTATCAATTGGCCGTACATCATTCCCACTCAATGGTCGCCGGTGGCTTACCGCTGATGTCATACACCACGCGGGAAATACCGTTGACTTCATTGATGATGCGGTTAGAGACGCGGCCGAGGAAATCATACGGCAGGTGTGCCCAGTGTGCGGTCATGAAGTCGATGGTTTCCACCGCACGCAGCGAGACAACCCAGTCATATTTACGGCCATCGCCCATTACGCCGACTGAACGTACCGGCAGGAAGACGGTAAAGGCCTGGCTGACTTTGTTGTAGAGATCGGCTTTGTGCAGTTCTTCGATAAAGATCGCATCGGCACGGCGCAGCAGGTCGCAATACTCTTTCTTCACTTCGCCCAGTACGCGCACGCCCAGACCCGGACCCGGGAATGGATGGCGGTAGAGCATGTCGTACGGCAGGCCCAGCTCCAGGCCGATCTTACGCACTTCGTCTTTGAACAGCTCTTTCAGCGGCTCAACCAGGCCCATCTTCATCTCTTTCGGCAGGCCACCGACGTTATGGTGCGATTTGATGACGTGCGCTTTACCGGTGGCAGAAGCCGCCGACTCAATCACGTCCGGATAGATGGTGCCCTGCGCCAGCCACTTAACGTCCTGCAGTTTCAGCGCTTCTTCGTCAAAAACTTCCACAAAGACGCGACCGATGGTTTTACGCTTGGCTTCCGGTTCATCAATACCCGCCAGCGCATCCAGGAAACGCATCTCAGCCGGTACATGGATGATGTTGAGACCGAAGTGGTCGCCAAACATATCCATCACCTGTTGTGCTTCATTCAGACGCAGCAGACCGTTATCCACGAACACGCAGGTCAGACGATCGCCAATGGCGCGGTGCAGCAGCATCGCTGTCACGGAAGAGTCAACGCCGCCGGACAGGCCAAGGATCACTTTGTCGTTGCCGACCTGCTCACGCAGGCGCTCAACCGCATCTTCAATGATTTTGGCTGGCGTCCACAACGCTTCACATTCGCAGATATCGATGATGAAACGCTCAAGCATCCGCAGGCCCTGACGGGTGTGCGTCACTTCCGGGTGGAACTGCACGCCGTAGAAACGCTTCTCTTCGTTGGCCATGATGGCAAACGGACAGGTTTCGGTGCTGGCAACGGTGACGAAGTCGTCCGGAATGGCGGTCACTTTGTCGCCGTGACTCATCCAGACATCCAGCAGCGGTTTACCAGCAGCGCTGATCGCGTCTTCAATACCGCGCACCAGCGCACTTGGCGTGGTCACTTCAACCTGGGCATAACCAAACTCACGCTCGCTGGAACCGGAGACTTTGCCGCCCAACTGCATCGCCATGGTCTGCATGCCGTAGCAGACGCCCAGCACCGGTACACCGGCGCTGAAGACATATTCAGGCGCACGCGGACTGTTCAGCTCGGTGGTGCTTTCCGGCCCACCGGAGAGGATGATGCCGCTCGGATTGAACTGGCGAATCTGCTCTTCGGTGACGTCCCATGCCCAGAGTTCACAGTAGACACCCAGTTCGCGCACGCGACGTGCCACCAGCTGAGTATATTGAGAGCCGAAATCGAGAATCAGAATGCGATGCTTATGGATATTTTCCGTCGTCAT